TCGCTGCGCTTGCGCTGTCGTTAAAAATGCTGAGGAATTTCACGTTCCGCTGCGTGGATGACGCAGGCGATAAAACAACATCTGTCGTGGTATCGGTGGCAATCGCGGTATTCAGCCGCCCCGGCGTGACCGTGGTGCCATTCAAATCCACATAGGACGCCTGAACGCGAATATCCCCCGCCGTATCCGTAACGAGGCGGATTTTATCTGAGGTGGAGGTAAGGAGGATCATGCGTCACGCCGCGTGGGTGATGGTTGCGGAAGTGACCTGCACCGGGTCACTGAGCACCACCGTGGTTGTGTTGACGATAACGTCGGCGCTGGACGTGCCGACCGTTAGGCCGGTCACGATGTCTGTGCCGCCGGTGCCGGTGCGGATGCGCGCAGCGGCCGCTGTGCCTGCGGCAGACGCCGTGGTGTTCTTCGGAAACCCGCTGAACGTCAGGACGCCGCCAGACGCGGTGCCGGCGGGGTTGTCCAGCGTAACCGAGAACAAGACGGTCCCCATGCCAGACGTGCCCACTTCCAGCACCCCGGCGGTGCCGATCTGGGTAACGACCGCTTCAAGCCGGGCGTTTTTGACGGCGGTGGTGTAAACAACGGCCATTACCGGAAAACCCTTCTTTTGCAAAACGACGGGCTAAACGTATACGTAAAGACACTACGCATTATTAGACCGTGCTATTTCGTACCACAACGTCCCTCTTTTGATTAGCGTTAAAGTGTCTGATGAAGTGTCGAGCGTAAAGTCACCAGCTAAGCGAAGATTTCCGGTGTTGTCTTTAAAAGTTATATCTTGAGCAGATGTGGTTGTCATAAACACTACTATTTGAGCGTCTGCGCCGCCATTGATAGTGTCTAAATCATCTGTGGCCGCGCCTCCTTCGCTTGCGATTAATTGTAAAAACGAATTTGCGCTGCTAGGAACCGTGATTACTCCGCTTGATATTGTTTGCGCGGCGCTTACAGTGTTGCCTAAAGCTGCGATAACTTCGTTTTCTGTTTCGGCGATAAAAGGCGACGGTACGCTGCCGCGTTCTAGTTTTACGTTGGCTAACTCAACAGTGTACGCCGCGTTTTCGGGCGCGTAAAAAAGAAGCCATAGATAGTCGTCGTTGTTAGTGCCAAGAGTTTTTCCGGAGATAGAAGGAATTGCAAACGTATATGTAAACTTTCTCCACACATTGCTTGTGGCAATACTGGCTGCAATCTGAGTAGTGACCGACGCGGAAGGAGTTCCGCCGGTGCCAAAATTTTGTATGAGCCGTATTTGCTGTATGGGTAAGACCGATTTTGCCCAAAAACTTAGAGTGGCCAAAGTGTTGTGTAAATTGTTTACACCGTAAATTTTTGTGCTGATGTAATGGGTTAGCCCAAGTGTGGTGGCGGTTCCGTAAATCTGCATGTAGTATTTTGGGTCACCGGAAACTAATTTTTCACCTACCGCAAAAGATTGTCGTTGAGCGTTAATAGTTTGCCCGGAAGGGCACGCAATAGTCCAATTATTTGCGGTAGTAATTTCGCTTGTGCTGGTGGCTGAAAAACTGGTTCCATACTGCCAAACTTGAAACGCGGCGTTTTGTACTTCGTTGCGTTGGGGTACAAGCGAAAGAACTTGTGTGGCGCCTACTGTTTCGGGAATAAAATCCCCTAGCACGCAAAGGTTGTTAGTTTTTGGCCCCGCTGTTCCGCCAGGTATTTGTTCTTGGCAAACAAAAGTTCCGAACCAAAGATTGTTTATTTTGTATGGGTGAAAATACCCGCTTGCCCAGTTAGGCACAGAGGTAAGAACATCCCACCCTACATTTAAAGCGGCAAAATTTCCCCCGCTGTTGTACAAGGCTGTAGCCGGCGCCGACGCGACCAAAATGTGCGACGAGTATTGAGGTAAAATAGCCCGGTTAAACCGGCTAAAAGCAAAAAACCAAAACCGGCCGCTGTCGTAAATAAGTTGTGGGGGGTTGCCTAACAACAGTAAGCCCGTGCTGACCGGGCCGCTCCACGTTGTCAGATTGGTGCTAGTGTAAGCGACCGCGTACGAACTTGACGACCCGTCTGGCCGAGCGTTCCGCAAAACCATAAGCCATTTATTTTCGGTGCCAAGACGAGCCACTCCCATTTCAGAAAGTGAATATGTCACGCCCGCGCCACCAATAACTGAGACATCTGGCACTGCAACCGCTTTGGTTATGGTCCAAGTTGCGCCGTTGTTGACGGTGGAGAAAGCATCTACGCTGCGATTGTCTCCGTAGCTGTACGCTATAAACCCGTTTGTGTCGTCGCCGCCAACAGATGTAGGATACGACAACATTGCGCCGTGAAAATTGACCGCCATTCCGGGTGTTGGGCTTATGATATTTGCCGAAGACCAAGTGTCGCCTAAATCGTCGCTGTACACAAAAACCGCGTCTAAATATGTTGTAGACGCTTGCCTCCGAGTCGCGATGACCCCAATTCGATTAGCGGCCATTTTGGTAACGACAAAATTTCGGGTGTCACAAATAGCGTCTCGAAAAATTAACCGTTTGTTGACCCATGTTTGCCCATAATCATAACTGTCTGCCGCCCAAAGTTGCGCGCCGTCTTCAAGCCCGTGTGATGTGGCTCGACGATACACCATAACCCATTTTGAGTTTGTACCAGATCCTGCTTCGACAAAACCGTTATTAAAACCAAAATGCCCATCGTTTTCGCTAATGGCAGTTTTGATAGACGCGCGGCCAAAAGGTGTCGGCCAAGGTGTTGGGTCTTTGTAAACGTAAGACGAACCAATTTTAAAAGCGCCGTTGTAGTATACCGCTTTTGAAGGTTCCGAGGAAACTTTATACGTCAATCCCCGCAAATCAAATGTCTGACCTTCGTTTGCAGTTTCCAGCGCGGTAAAAGCCGCGGTGTCATCCGTTACCGCGTCGCCAATAGCGCCGTAGTTTTGAACGGACCCTACATTCAGTATTTGGGAAAGTGTGGCTTGATTTGTGACGCCGTTTTGCACAACTGGCGCCAATTCGCTGCCGGTAATTGGTATCGAAACGGCGGGAAGCGCGGAAATTTTAACCCCAGGAAGCGTCATCGTTTAGCCCCTACGCCAAGAATTTCAGCTTATACAGCGTTGACAGGTACAAGCCAACAATTTCGTCGATGATGTTTTGCAGCGCGGAATCTGACTTGTCGCACACTTTGTAGCGCGTTTCTTCGATTTCCTTGAGGCTGTCCTCAAGAAATTCGACGATATTCGAGGTTTTGCGGGCAGAATGCAGCGAAATCGGCCCGATCAGCCCGTGCCGCCCCTGATATGCCTCGGCAAACTTGTCCGCAAGGTCGATAATACCGTCGTAAAAGCCGTTCAGCGCGCTGTGTTTGGCAAAACTGCGGGTGTTAAGGTGGACTGAATGAGCCACATCGCGGGCCAAGAACAGGCACCCTACAAATTCAGCGCAACTCATTGCATTGGCCCTCCTGGCGGCATTTCAGGCTGCATTTCGGGCATTTCCCGCGGTGCGGGGGTGCCGGGGCCGACCAGATCGCCGGTGTCCATGGCCGCTGCAATGGTGCCCATTACGATGTCTTGAATTTGCTCTGGCGTCATGCCGGCCTGGACCGCGGAAATGCGCTTGGTTTCGGCGTCGTATGCCTTGATCTGCACTTCCTGCGCCTCGATAGACTGCTCGACGCGCTGCAACATGCCGACGACTTGGTTCAGTTCCTTGGTCAACGCCTCGATCTGCATTTTGGCCATCTGCATTTCGGGCGATTGATCCTCGCCTTCCATGACTTTCGGGTCGATGATCTTAGCAAACCGCGCCGCCATCTCCTGCGCGCCCGGCCAATCCATGTTCTTGATGAACAGATCGCCAGCGACGTTCCAAAGCTCAGGGTTGGACTGCAACAGCATGGACATGGCGTCCAAGGCTTCTTGACGCTTGGTCATGTAGCCTGGCCCAGTGGTCACGCACACGTCGTAAATGCCGACCGACGGGTTGTAAATTTTGTCGATCACCAGCCCGTTTTCGTCGCGGATTTCTTTTACCGGCTCCGGCTGGCTTGGATTGATCCGCACCATGCCCACTTCGCCGTCCAGCCCCACGATGCGCGCCACGCGGGCCGTGTCGTAAATCTTGGGGATCATGTCCACAAGCTGCCGGGTGACGTAGCGCACCGCGCGGGACAGGTTGTCAACGTAATGGTAGGTGCCCGTGTCGCCCTGCTTCTCGCGCGCAAGGATCGCCCGGCCCGACCGCTCGTTGCTCTGCGCCCCTAGGCTGCTGTCGTACTGACCAGTGGTGCCCTTGATGTCGTCCGCAGCGCCCAATTTGGCCTGTATAAGCCCTGTCTGGGGCAGCGGTGGTGCTGCCCTAGCCGGAAGCGGCAGAGGGCTTCCAGCGCCGTCCGTAACGTCGGGATTGACCTCCAAATACGGCCAGTTGTTCGTGTTGGCCGTCTTCCATTGCATCTCGTAGCCTTCAAACTGGCCGCCATAGCCAATGAAGGGCGCCTTGGGGGCCAGAGCCAGCATTTCGGCTTCCTGGCTGACCCAGTAATTGTACATGCGCTGGGCGTCTTTGGCGTTCCGCACAAGGCCCGACACATAAAGCTGACCGTCCACCTCAAATTCGTTGCCGACCACCCGCACGACCGGAATGTATTTGCCGGCCCAATCGCGTTCTTCCAGCACCTCAAACCCGTTGGTCTTGATCCACTTGACCTTCTTGCGGTCCACCGGGCGGCTACGCAACGGCTTGCCAAACATCAGCTTCAGTTGCTTGTCCTGCGGCGAGCCGGAATAAGCCGTGATGTTGTCAGGGTAGAGGTTCAGCGTCGCTTTTTCGTGGGTGTAGTAAAAGTATTCGGCGATACGTACCATGTCTTCTGAGAGCCATTGAGAAAGGCTCTGGTCGCCCACGCCTTGCGACATGAGGCTAGAAATCGGCGAAGCGTCTGGAAACATGCGCTCATAGTCGGCCTTGCTCACGTCTTCGGTAATGAAGCACCACTCGGCGTCCGCGCCGCAGGGGTCTTGAATGGTCGGGTCCATATAGACCGAGAACGAGTTCCGCACCCGTCCGATCTTGATGTCCTGGTCGAAGCTGTCCTCGCGAGCGTACTCCGTCAGGATGCGGATATAGCCTTCGCCGTAGGTCACCTGGTTGTCGCAAGCCGTGTCGTAAGCGACGTCGGCGTCCGAGATGTACTCGATGTGCCGAACCATGCCGTCGAAAATCTCAGCCACGCGCACGTCGGCGCGGTCGTCGGCCGGGATCACCTTGCCGGTCGGCCGGTTCTGCCGCTGCTCGTTGGTCACCTGGCGCACATGCTGCGGCAGCTTGTTGATCGTCAGGCACGGCCGCGCGTTGATCGTCTGGCCCTGCACAGACCCCCGCGTCGCCAACACGTCCGCCGGCCACTGCCACTGGTTGTCGGGCGACCCGGCCATGAACCGCAGGTCGTCCAGTTCGTCCTCGCGGCTGTCCGAATAGGCCGATAGCGCCAGCGTGTAGCGCCGGCGCATGATGGACAGACGGTCCTTGTCGTCGGCGTCCGCTACCCGTCCCGCAGCGTCTACGTCGTTGGCCATTACTTGCCTTTCTTAGCCGCCGCGCGCTTGGTTGCGTACGCAATGGCGACGGCTTGTTTTGCCGGCTTGCCGGCAGAAATTTCAGCCTTCACGTTCTTGCGAAAGGCGTCCTTGGAGGTGGACTTCACCAGCGGCATCAGGCACCCATCCATGAGTTGAGGGCAGCGCCGGGAGCATACCCGCGCCGCGGGGCGCGGTCAACATATTCTCGATGAGCCACCGGAAACGCAAACGTCACCGCGATGGCGTCCGCAGCGTCAGGGCTGGCCAGCCCGCGCAACTTCATGTCCTTCTTGCTCTCTAGGAAAATCGTCCCTTTGCTGTCGGGCTTCATCATCGGCCCGGTCAGGTCGTTCTTGAGGTAGCGGTCCAGCGGGATGGACGCGTCC